TGGGCTTCGGTTGCCTCTAATTTTCCCGACTTTATTAAAACATTCCAAACTAAAGCAATAGCTGGAGAAATACCAGGATTAGAGCTAAGACCAAACCCTGAAGTACCAGGTAGATATTTAATGTATAGTTCTGAAACTGGCGAAAGATTAGGTAAGATAGTAATACCTGATTTTATTGAAGGTGATGAACAAGCTAATACTTTTATATTTGGGCCTGAAGAACCAAAAGTAATTATAGTAGGTAGAACATGGAAGGAAAGTGATTTCTCTTTAAGCGGAGATACTATCACAGTTCAAGCTTCCCATATCTACAAAACTTTAGGAGATGTAGTAGATGCGGGTATAGCTCCTGTATTTACAATTGCTCAACATCAAAATAAACCAATTGGTTTAGATTATAGAATATACCCAGCTAATATGGCTAAAATTGGCCCTAAAGCTAGTGGATTAGAATTATCAGTTAAAGACGTAATATAAAAATATGTGTAGCTGCGGATGTAATACTTGCGAAACTAAAATAACAGGACCTTTACTTACTGAAGGTAAAGTAAAATCTTTACTATCCGAAGGTCTACAATACCATATAGACAAACAAATACCTTTATTTGAAACCGTATATCGTATAGGTTCAGAAAAACATTTATCGCTAATCAAAGAAGCCCGCAAGATGTATTCTCGCGGCATCATTGATTTGTGTGAAGATGATGAGCACTTAATCAAAACTCATTTAGGAGAATTTGGCCTATATGAAGGAGAAAGTGTACCTTTAGATCTACCTATGCTAGAAGAAGATGAAGTAACTGAAGCAGAATTTAAGGGTAAAGACGTTCAACTGAACAAGCCAAAGCGTGGTGGAAGTAAAAAATTCTATGTCTACGTAAAAGATCCCAAAACCAAGCGCGTGAAGAAAGTATCTTTTGGTGCCGCAGGTGGTGGTCAAAATTTAAGAGTAAAGTTTAAGAACTCAAAAATACGAAAAGCATTTGCTGACCGTCATAGATGTTCAAGCAAAAAAGATAGAACAAAAGCAGGATACTGGAGCTGTAATCTACCAAGATACGCCCAAGCTTTAGGATTAGGCGCAAACATGAATACTTTCTGGTAAAATATAAATTTCATTAACATGATTAAACTAACAGACATTTTAAAAGAAGCATATATCAATAAACAAGGAGATCTTGTAGATTTTTCTGAAGATATTGTAGTTAAACAAACAGGTTTCTTTGATCTTATGATAGTAGATGCTGATAAAATAAATCTTTCTGAACATATATATTTCAAAGCTAAGGCTAGTGATTGGAAAAATAGCTCAATTGCTACTAGCATTTTTAATCAATTAATGGAATTATATAAAGGAACAGCACTTGAAGAATATAATAATACTGTAGGATTTACTCCTAAAAAACGAATTCTTAGAGGTGGGGGGTTAGATGCTCCTGCTTTAGATATAGAATTTTTACAAGGTGAAATACAATGGGGATTTAGAAACGAAGAAGATAAGCTTCGAGATATGCAAACCTTTATAGGATATGCTCCACAACCATTATCTGTAATAGTACCAATTGCTCAAAGTGAATATTCCTTAGAAGGAAGACCTTGGCCATTTGATTTATCCTGCATATCAGGAGAATGTTATAGAGGACCTAAAACTCTAGGACCAGGTGATAAAGCAAAATTGACTACTAGTGCTGAAGATATTGAGGATAAAATAAATTTTACATTTCTTAATTATGTACCTTTTATAGACTTTGAAACTCGCATACCAATAAAAGATGTTGAAGTTACATTACCCCAAGGAAATTCTAACCAAAAATCATTAATTAAAGATACATTTAATGAAATGGGTTTAGCAGCAATTAGTTATATGAAGAATAAATAATATAATTAGAGGGAAATGTCATACAATAGAACATATCAAATAAGCGGAGAAGCAGGTTTAAATACCACAATCACTCCCCAAGCAGATCTTATCTCAGATATTCGCTCAATTGAGGGAATAACGATTGTAACATTTACCCCTAAAAACGAGGATGAAAGTGCAGCAAGCAATCCAAATCACACGGGCATATTAAGTGTAAAATTTGATACTTTTCCATTTACTGAATTTGATAAAGATGCACAAATAAAAATTTTAGTGGATCAGATTCGTAAAATGCCAGGTGTGAATTTCTTCAAACCAGGACAAGTAAATATACTAGAAACTCGATTAAAGTCGTTAGTTAAAGAAATGCTTTTGGAAAAAAAAACCAAAAGAGATAGATGTTTGCGCATAGCAGATCGTAAATTTGACAAACCTTCTGCTTACAAATCCGGAGCCGTAGTACGATGCCGTCAAGGTAAAATATGGAAAGGTATTAAAGAAGAAATTGAATTTTTAAGCGAAGCAGAAAAAGAAACATTACGCACATGGTTTAAACGCCAAGGTGCTCCAGGTAAAACAGGTGGTTGGGTAGATTGCAATTCTCCTATTCGCAAAGATGGAGAAATAGTAGGATACAAACCTTGTGGACGTCAAAAAGGTGAAGAACGAGCAAAATACCCATCTTGCAGACCAACGGCTTCAAAATGCAAAGATCCGGGTAAAGGTAAAACATGGGGCAAAACAAAAAACGAAAGTTTAGATAAATTAAAAGAAACACCAAATCCACAATCTGGTAAAGCAGCACCATATGGTTCAGGATATGCTCCCATAAAAAATAAAAAATAATGAAACTACTTGACATATTAAACGAGGTAGAGCTAAACGAATGTCCTGCTCCAACCCAAAACATAGCACTTAACCTTGAGAATAGACAGAAAGCTATTAACGAATATGGATACGGACCTTTAAATCCAAACGAACCAAACGAAAAGTTTTGGCAAGCCAAAGTGGATATGTGGCAGTTGGATTCGGCCGAAGAAGCTAAAAAATCCCTATGTGCAAATTGTGCTGCTTTTGACATTACAACTAAAACACTAGATTGCATTGCTAAAGGAATAGGTAGTGATGGTGGAACAGAAGATCCATTTGATGTAATCGATGCCGGAAAATTGGGATATTGTCGATTTTTAAAATTCAAATGCGCTGCGGCTCGAACATGTGATGCTTGGGTTGTTGGTGGCCCTTTAACAGATGACTAATCCATACACTAACACACCAATTACCCAAACTTCAGTTATACGTGAATTTAGTTCTGAAGTAGACCCAATGGAGCTAGTTTGGCATCAAGATGAAGAAGATCGTACTATTGAAATATTAGAGGGAGAAGGTTGGCAACTACAAAGAGATAATGAGTTGCCCTTGGTGCTTCAAAAAGGAGATATTATATTTATACCGGAATACCAAATACACAGAGTAATTAAAGGCAATACTAATTTAAAAATACAAATAACAAAACAATGGCAAATCAAATTTTAAGCGAAGAATTTCTCAGAATGCAGAAATTAGCAGGATTATCTGAAATTTCTGGAGAAGATATGGAAGATAACATGTATGGAATTACTAAAGAATTTAAATTTGGATCTGAACCCGGAGGTCCATTTAAACTTGAATTATTTAGTAATGGAGATATGGGCATATCTGATGGATCTAATTATTTAGGACTAACAAATAAAGATGCTAAAGAATTATCAGAAATTCTAAAACAAATAATTTAATTGATGGTGGTTATCGTTTTTAAGTAACCAATAAACATACAGACCTATTCATAGCAGGTCGCTCGAAAGAGACAAAAACTATGCAGCTGTGGCGCAATTCAACTTGGATTGCGTCACTTCTTTTCGTATATTTACAAATAATTTATAATGCAACATGAAACAAGATAAAATCGTAATTGTAGGAGCTGGAGTAGCAGGAATTAATGCCGCAACTAAATTAGTAGACAACGGATATCCTGGAGAATTAATTACCATTATTGATAAAGGAAGTGATCCACACAACCGCTTACCTGAAGAAGTAATGACAGGTATGCTAGGAGCAGGTGGATGGAGTGATGGGAAATTAACTTATCACACTGCTATTGGAGGTCAACTATCCAAATATTGTGGTGAGGATAAAGCAATGGAATTAATGGATCAAGTCATTTCCAATTTTAGACGTTTTCACCCTAAACCGGAAGAAATCTTTTGTTCAGATCCACAAGAGGAACCCGAATTTATCAAACCATATTTTGGCTTGAGAATGTTTCCTGTATGGCACATTGGTTCTAATTTTCTACATGAAATTGCTAAAGCATGGTATCAATATTTAGTTGATAAAGGTGTTAAATTTGAATGGGAAACTCAAGTTGAAGATATTGACTTTAACAATAACAGAGTCTATACTCACAATGCTGATTTAAAATATGATACGCTCATATTTGCGGTAGGTAAATCAGGTATTGATTTTGCTCAAGAACTAGCTCAACAATATAATCTACCAGATGAGCCTAAACCAGTACAAATTGGTGTTCGATTTGAAGCACCACAAAAACACTTCCAAAAACTAATTGACGTATCCTACGATTTTAAATTGTATCGTAAATTTGAGGACACAGGTGTTTCACTTCGCTCATTCTGCACAAATAACAACGCTGCTTACGTAGCAGTAGAGGAAACATACGGAAATGTGAGCTACAATGGTCACGCTAAGAAGGGCGAGGAATTCCGCAACGACATGACCAATTTTGGTATTTTGATGGAAATTCCAGGCATTGAAGATCCGTTTGAATGGTCTAGAAAGTTAGTATCTAATGTAAATACCAGTGGAACAGGTTTATACTATTCTCCTTCTAGACGTCCATCTTTAACCTCTGAAGGTGAAACAGTATCTGCAGTTGCCTTTAGTTCTAGAGAATTGGAAGATATTATAAAGCCGGCATTTAAAGGATACTTTATATACATTGAAGATTTTATTGAAGATATGAAGAAAGTGTTTCCAACACTTGAAAACGACTGGGGCATTTATGTTCCTGAAGTAAAATACTTGTCACCTGAGCCGCTCGTCGATTATACTAATCTAGCCTTGACCGAGTTCCCCAATGTCCACTTTGTGGGAGACGCATTATCTGCTAGAGGTATAACGGTGAGTGGTGCACAAGGGATTTATGTTGCCGAAGACATTTTGAACTCCTAAATAGAGTTCGTATATTTAACATTGATAAAAATATTGAATTATGAGCAATACTAAAAAACCAATCGTAGTTAAAAGACTAAAGAAAGCTGATGGTACCATCGCTCACATTAAAGATGGTAAATTACATAACTGGGATGGACCTGCTTTGATTCCACAAGGTGATAAAAAACTAGCTGAATACTACATTCATGGTATTCAATACACTAAAGAGGAATTTGAACAAGCCCATAGAGATCAAGAGGGTCTTCCGTGGTACAAAAATCCATCAATGAAATCCCAATTAGAAGAAGGCTATCGTAACTAAAAGTATGAAAAAAATGGTTATAGTGAGCGGGTATTTTAACCCGCTCCATAAAGGTCATCTTGAACTGTTCCATAGAGCAAAAGGTTATGGGCATAAACTGTTTGTGATTGTTAACTCTGATTACCAACGGGAACTAAAGGGATCTAAAGAATTTCAAGACGAACTTGAACGTTTAATGATCATCCGTAATTTGAGGATTGTAGATAATTGTATGATTTCTATTGATAAAGATAAAACACAATGTGCTACCCTGAAATATCTTTCGGATATTTACAGTGGAGAATATAAACTAGCATTTGCAAATGGTGGTGATCAAAATAATGATACTATCCCAGAAACACAGGTTTGTATTGATAATGAAATAGAATTGATTGATGGGTTGGGAGCTAAAGTTCAATCATCAAGTTGGCTATTAAACAAATAAGAATATGAAGATAGGATTGACAGGAACAATGAGTGTAGGAAAAACTACATTGGTAAATGCTTTACAAAAACTACCACAATTTAAAAAATATAAATTTGCTACTGAACGTTCAAAATATTTAAGAGATTTAGGTATTCCATTAAATACTGATTCTACATTAAAAGGTCAAACAGTATTTTTAGCTGAACGTTGTGCTGAATTAATGCATGATAATCTAATTACAGATCGTACTATTGTTGATGTTATGGCATTTACAGCTAATGCTCAATCTATTAATGTTTTGGATAAAGATAAATATGAACAATATGCTTCTAGTTTCTTGGGAGAATATGATTACATATTTTATATTTCTTCTGAAGGACTACCAATAGAGGATAATGGTGTACGTGAAATTAATTCAACATATAGACATCTTATTGATGTAAGTATACAAAACTTATTGCAATCATATGCATACAAGCTTAAATCTGCTCATACCATCAGCGGTTCAACAGAGGAGCGAATACAGCAGATTCTGAATGTTATCAATCTCTGATATATTTATAACAAAATATAAATATTTATCCAACCATGAAAAAATCAGAATTAAAGAAATACATTAAAGAACAAATTGTTAATGCTCTATCTGAGGTAACTGTAGTAGATAAAGATACTAGACCTGAAGAAGTTAAAGATGAAAATCCTGTAACAGTTAAAACTGCTATTGATAAAGCTAAAGAAACAAACAAGCCTGTAACTATAGCTGAAAAAGAGGAAGATGATGTAGAAGTAGAAGATAATTGGTACAAATCTAAAGATGAAGATGGTGATAAAGACAAAGAACCATCCAAATCTGATTTGAAAAAAGATGCTAAAGCTACTAAAGGTATGGCTAAAGCAAAAGACGAATTAGCTAAGTTAACCCAAGAAATGAAATCTTTAGCTAGAAAATACAAAGAAGCTGAAGGTGCTGCTAAAGAAAAAATTGTAGCTGATTTGAAAGAAAAAACTAAACTTAAAAAAGAACTAGAGGCAATTCTAGACAAATAAAGTGAAATATTTCAATATATTAGTTGTAATAGCGGTTTGTATTTTTATTTTATTTTTCTTTAACAAGAAAGAAGATTATGTTGAAGAATATAATTTAAAAATCGAAAAGCTAGATGAAAAGGTTGATTCGCTGCAAGATGTGAACGATGATTTGTCTTTGAAAATTGATACCTTAAACATACAAATATCTAAATTGGATCAAGAACTTGATTTAAAAGATAATAGTAT